AGCTGGTTTGCGTGCTCAACAATCTCTTGGCAGCTCTGCCACTAAGCAGCAAATTGAGGAGGCCAGGGCCATAGGCGAGGCTAACGAAAAAGCTGCTATCGCCATGCAAAAGCGCAAGGAGGCCAGCCAGAATTTTACACAGTTGCAGGGTACTGCATCACCTGTGGCAGCTGTTGATAATCAATTTCAGCTTCAAATGGAACAGCTCAATGAGTACGCCACGCTCTATCCGCAAAAAATCGCACAAGTAGAGGCCACGCGCGCTGCCATCGAGCAACAGTATCGAACGCAGCGCACCGAGGCCATGTGGCAAGAGTGGTCGCAACAGAATGCAGCAACCGAGGCTGCATCAGCAGCTTTTACAGCGTTCGGCAATAATGCCTCCAACGTCCTGACAGGCATCATCACGGGAAGCATGTCAGCATCAGATGCATTGCGCTCGATCGGAAGCACCGTTCTGAACAGCGTCATTAATACTTTCGTCCAGATGGGCATGGAGTGGGCAAAGGCAGCCATAACGGGGGCGACCACTCAGCAGGCAGC